AACAATAACCGCCAATATAACAAACCAGCCAATCAAAAGACCAATCCCTAAGATCACAAGACCAATTGGAGATGGGATGACACCAAGGACTGTACTAAGCAAACTAAGCGTTCCAATAAAGCCAGTTATAGCATCAACTACCCCTAACATAACCCCGCCCAGAGATAACAAAATACCGCCAACAAAACTTAATACAGTGGCAACCACCTGCCACACCACAAACAGACTCCACAACACCTCCACCCACTTCGTAATCTCATCCTTATTGTCGATCACAAACTCCATAATGTTTGTCAGCATTTCAAGGAATCCGCTCCCCTCTTCTCCCCCCTCTCTTCCTCCCATCAAATCAGAAAAAAATTCTCCAACAATTTCTCCCAGCGCACCAAAAAATTCCATAATAGTTTCACTATTATCATCCACCCATTGAGAGATATTATTAAAAGCAGGAACAAGCGTATCCTCTACCCACTGAGAAACTATGTCAACTTTTTCTCCAATACCATCAAAGAAACCGAGTATATCTTCTTTATGAGTACCTATCCAATCCGCTATCCCACCAATGCCATCAATAATGCCATCAACAAACCCCTCTGTGGGGTTCTCGTCACCAAAATCAAATAAGTCCTGCATCACATCTAAGATCGCGTCGCTTACTCTAGTTACAGCATCCCTTAATTCATAGAATCTATCCGTTATTACTAAATCTCCCTGCTCGTTGAATGAAACAAATTGATCTACAAGCCCTGCTATTTTTTCTCCCAGAAAAGTAAAAATAGGTTCAAGCAAATTCAAACCACCAAAGCTCTTTATGAGTTCTTTTGCATTCTCGATCGCAGGTAAAAACGCACGTCCCAACCTGCCAGCCGCGCCAACGAACCGAGGCTCTTCCTCTACCATTTCATTAAACGCCTCAGTAAATATATCAGCAGGCACGCCATCCATCGTGCTAATCATTTTATCTAATTCTTCTGTTGGCATCCCCATCTTCTCAGCCATGCGCTCCATCATAGTTGATAATGGAAGAAATGCACTACGAGTTAAATCACGTATTTCAGTTCTGGTTATTTTTCCGCGTGATAACATTTGCCCGAGGTTGCGAACTACGCTCTCTATAGCCTCGTTCCCCAAGCCCATGCCCGCTGTATAATCAACAACGTTGCTCGTTAGTCTTTTAGCCTCGTCTGCTGCATAACCATAAGAGCGCGCCATTGTAAAGACATTCGCAAGCTGAACTGGATCAAAAGGAGAAGCCGCCCCCAACGCCTGTAGCCATTCAAGCTGATCTTTCGTTACATCAACCGCCGTTTGCATGGCATCGTCGTAGCTTTCTCCAGCTTTTATTGCAGCATCAAGATTAAAACCCTGCAACCTTATTTTCAAGGTCTGAAACTCCGTCCCTGCCTCAACGGTCGCTTTAACCATATCCCCAATCCAATCAATCGCAGCTCTAATCGCATCCCTCAGCAAAACGCCAATCGTCACCTCCGCTATCCTCACAATACTCCGCCCAAAACCTGAAAGAGTCTCCCCAATTCCCTTAAATGCGCGTTCAAGCAGCGTCCCCTCCCCGCGCATAGATTGCAGGCCTGAGTTCGCCTTTTTCATATCACTCATAAAGGCGCCAAGGCTTTCAACAACCATCTCAACGCCAACTTTTTTCAGATCATCCGCCATCTAACTTCCTTATCTTCTCTTCGCTCTATCCGCTTTCTTGATCTGAGCCTCTTCCTGCAAATTTTGCATAGCAATTCTGATTCTCCTGCTTGCCACAATCAGCGCCTTCTCCATCTCTTCCATCTCACTCCACGCCATTAAGCCAATCCCGCGCTCAATCCGCGTTACGTGCTCCTCATAAATTGGGATCATCCCCTTTCCATAAGATCTCAGACTTACCCCTGAACTCACCCCATGCTCAAGCTCAATCCGAGAAATAGGCGCATTAAAGCCACCAATATGCTTAGTCGCTCCCAGAAAACGTCTCAGCAGCCTGAACGGATTTCTCACTCATTCCGCTCAGTCTGCCCACCACCTCTTGAATCGTTTGAATATCTTCCGTGCTAGACATCGCCTTAAACTGTACCCATCTCAAATATCGCCAGGATTTATTTTGTCTGTGCATGGGAATACCAATCAATTCATATTCATCTAACCATTCAGGCCAGACTATTTCATTTTCATAAATAGGCTTTTTCGTTTCTGGGTCAATACCTGTCTTAATTTTCTTTTCTGTTGGATGAGGACCGCACATACCTTTTGGTTTACTAACTAACTCCGTGCCATAAGTGATAAACACAACCAAAAGTGCATTAGTTTGTTTCATTTCATGGTCTTTCAGTTCTTTTAAATAATTCGGGTCATCATAATTCAGCATTTCACGACCCATTTTCTGATCAAACCATGCGGGTGGTTCTGGCATAGGGTGCGCAGATATGGCAGTAATCACCATGATCGGGTTGGCTATCTTGCCTCGCAAAACAACACCGCTTGAGAGCGTTATTAAATCACTCGGCTCTTTTTCTAGGTTTTCCAGAGCAGCCAGCGTTTTTAAATCATCCTTATCGTCTACTATTTTTGTTACCATTTTTTCCTCTTTTATTCCTCAACTTGGTTTAGTTCCTCCCCCGCTAGTGCGGGGGAGGAAGGAGGGGTTATGCACTCATCTTCAAAATGATTCCTGCGGTCCCATTATCGGCTAAACCAGCAGCAAAAGCCGTATTACCGGTTTCGCTACATATAGCCAAATCTTGCAAATAAGTATTATCCTCGCTCACAGCGCGTTTTCCCTGTGGCAAAGTAACCCATTCATTACCAGCGGTGATAGTTCGTAGCACATAGCTTTGGCCGCCATCAGAAGCAGAGATATAACCCTCTGCCTCATTCACAAATTCAATCTTGTAAATTCGGCTATAAGATGCAGGCAACCCAACTTCCGTCCAAGTCTTACCTTCATTAGTGGTCAACCAGAGCTTGCCGGTACCGCCAGCACCTTCGCCAACAAACCAGGTCTCCTCATCCCACATCCAGCATGTGCCCAAATTCACGCCAACACTCGGTCCGGTCACGCTCTCCCAAGTATCACCGCCATTAGTTGTATAAGCCATAGCATTGCTATTGCCAACAACCAGCACATTCTCGTTATCCATAGCGTGTACAGCATTCAGGTTTTGGGTTGTCAAAACACCGGCATTCTGCACAGTCACGCCCGTCTTATAGTTTTTGGCAAAATAAATATATCCGCCATCGCCCACAATCCACAAATGCCTCGCATCAGAAGCACTCATCGCGTTCGGACCCTTGGCTGCCACAAAACCGCTATCCACTTGCTGCCATTTATTCGTGCCATCATACAGAAGCTCGATATCTGTATAGTGCAGCTCATTCCCTGTATTACTAATCAGCACAAATCCGCCGCCAATCACCTCGGCATCAGAAATGACTTCATTGCTGAAAAGCGAATCGATTGTTTCCTGGCTAAAGGTCAAACCGCCATCATCGGAATAAAGCAGGATAGGTTGCGTACCAGGGGTTGCGCTTGCCCCTGCCATCGTAGCCAAAACGCGATCACATGGATCAGGGCAGTTTTCGCAATCATTGCCCGTGTAAACATCCACAGTATAGATCTCTCGCACCGTATACGTGCTCCCAACCTGTTCCTGACCCATCTTCATCAAGGTCCAATAATCCTCAGAGGTCATATCCATAACCTGGTTAGCTGCGTTATTTTCATCCTGACCAAAAGCACCAAAGTTTTCGAAACTATGGTTACTCACTTGCCCATCAGGGAAATAAACCCACTTCTCGCCGCCTTCAGTAAAATCCTGAGGGTTTCCGCATTTACCGCGCAGGGCAAAAATATCCACGCGGCATTGTCTGTTTTTCCAACGCATCAGTGCATTCAGGTTAGGTGTATCGCGTGTGCTAATAGAAAGCGTTGCCCTATCCTGCGACCCCTCCACCTTCCCAACCGAAATATCTTTACCAAAAGAATTCGGATCAGGCGCAGAGATTTTCGTAGCCTCTCCAATAGCTTTTGTTGGGTCTGAGCTAAACTTACCCAAGGCTAAAAATTCAGGCGATCTAGTCGGGTGAACGCCTCCCTCCACATACCAAGCCCGCGTGTTTAGGGCAGTCAGCGCATTTTTACTCATCTTCTGTCTCCTTTTCGTAACTGAAGAATTTTTCATTCAATTTTTGAACATCAATAGCAAGAGCCTCCTGCAAAGAACCCAGCAAACTACCCCTCGCCCTCACCACATCGTCATAACAAAGCAAACCACGCATAAACATAATATTATGTAGCCTTGTAGCAAAAGGCTCTGGGAGGCCAATTTCATCCACCAATCCATCCGGGGGACCAATAATTACAACGCCATCACCATCACTATAAGCCTTATACTTCCGTCCAGCCTCTACATGCTCAATTATTTTCATTTCAAAACCCTCACCCCATTCTGCCTAATCCGCTTCCAGGCATAAACCGCCCCCAGCGTAGTGCCCAGCTTATTGCTCAAAAGCTCAGGCGTCACAGTCACAGTTGTCCCCTGAAACTCATTTACAGCCACATCCATGCGCCACTTCTCAATAAACCCCTGCACATTACTACATCCGCACACACTCCGGTCAAGCAAGCTCGCCGCATAAAAAGCCACAGGATATTCCCAAAACTTCGCCATCTCCACCTTGCTTCTCGTCAGGCTCTTATCTTCAAAACCGCTATAATACCAAAATCTCGCCTGATCAGGCGCCCTGCATACGCTCCAAAATGCGGTGTCGAATTCCTCGTCATCACTATTCCAACTCCCTGGCGCAGGCACAGCAATCCCCAGCCTTTGCTCTCGCAAGTGAAAACACCCAGCCTGGGTCCCAAATTGGCACGCATCATAGTCTCCACAACAACCGGGTCCATTCTCCCACATGAACTGAACCTGTGTACTTGGATCATTATAGACTCTATAAATATCAATAGTTGTTTCGTAGCTATCCGCGTCCTCAGCATCTAAAGCATCTGGGTCAAAAACATCCATCTTATTTGCAGCGGCTACCAGCCAAACTTTACAGGTGATAATCGCGTTTCCCCCGGAGAAAGACACTTTTATCGGTCTAATCTCCCATCCATCTGCCCCATCTTTTGCCGGATAAAAAGCTGCGATCTCGTTAGCGTCCGTGATTGTAGTTGCCACCGTTATGGTACACGTCTCCGCGAACCCATCAGAATCCTCGTCAGTCCGCACAATAGCTGCCCCGGCACTAATCACAGCCTTCGTCTTTACCCCGCCCGAAAGCACATGCCCGCGTTTCAACTCAATACTATTAAGTTGACCACGCGGATTAAGACCATTCAAATTATATACGCCAGGTTGCATAGGCATAGCAAACGGGATTCTTTCTTCAGCAGTCCAATCAGGTAAAAGGTTATAACCCACCTCAGCCGCAATCTGTAACTCAGCTTGTTGTATAGCCATAGCAATATCTTCATGTCCCACTCTATCACTGTGCTGCCAGCTATGTTGAAACCAAACATCCCCACACACCTTCTCTGGTACCAAATCACTAGAATTTAGCCCATTAAAATGCAGCGGGTTAATCCCAATAATATCAGCCCATCTATCTAAGGGAAGCCAAGTCTTTACATCCGAGCGTGCCATAAGCGATCTCCGCTCCGCGCCTATTCACTCCATTCGCCTTCTTCAACACCTTCCCAAATAAAAAAGTAAATTTGGCGTGCCAAGGCGGATATCGAAGCAACTTGCGCATCTTATCCTTAAGCGAGACCGTCATAAAACAAACGGCTTCCTTCTTCCCGCATTCACATAGAAAACCATCCGCAGAAATCACTTTATCAACTGGCCAAGTCAACAAATTATCGAGGTCAATCATACGCTCTTTACCGCAACCTCGGCACCTCCACGGCATCTCCATATCCACATTATAGCATTTATTCTCAATTTACATGACATTTGACATTTTCAAGACTGCCTTTCTGCTCACAGTGGGGAGACAAGAATGCCATAGTCAATCTGACGAAACCCTCTCATCCACCAGGATCGCCACAGTAGAAAACGCAAACACAATCGCCACCCTCAAAGCTGCCCATGGCCAGAGCATCCAAAAAACTAGCCAAAGAAGGGCAATCCACACAGAACTGCACCATACGCAGCTCAATAATTCTGGGAAAAACTTATCAGGGATCATCCAAACATCCCCATCATCATCATGCTCTATCCCTGTAAATTCCCTGATCCTACGAAAAACGCCAAAAGGACCCGTCTCACTCACCAGCAGGGAGGCTACGCGCCATGTCGCAAAACCGAAAATTAGAAAATTAATCAAATTCATTTCAACCTCCAACCACTCTTCCACCAAGTGCAGCCTGCGGGTCCTGCTCCCCATCTTCAGCACTCACTCCGGTTACGATCTTATAAAATTGAAGATTATCCCTTCCTATTTTCCCGATAAGATAGAGGGCATCTTTTAAAAAGACCTCTTTTATTTTATTATGGGGGTTATTCCCAAACTTATACCGAACCTGCGAGTCAAGTTTCGACCGAATCGAAAAGTTTTGCTCATTCGGCCCAAAATACTCAACACTCACAATTTTATCATCCTGACCTTCATCCGCAACGATCATCTCCTCAGGACTATCAAATAGTTTAGAAGATGAACTTAGCGTACTCTTCGGACTTCTTTTCACTATCGTTTTTTTTACGCATCCACAAGCCATTTTTATACCTTCCTTCAGGTATCTCGGCCATTTATTATTCAGATATTCTACAATCTCTTCTTTTCTGGCATGATCTTTCTTTCTCTTCGTACTAGAATATACCCGATAAACAAACAAAGCCTCGGGTATATGATATGCACACACGCCCGTACTATGCACGGCAATCTGGTAATCCCAATCCTCGTTTCCAACGATTTCACAATCCCAGCCGCCTTGCAATGCTAACACTTTTTCAGCCGCATATCTTGGAACAAGAACAGAAGAACCAGCATATCGCATATCTAAAGACAAGCGCCTCTCATCAAATTCCCTATAGCGATACAGTTCCAATTTATCTCCAGTATCCTGAATCATATCTGAAAATATAATTCCATCATTCTCCTCTCCATAAGCCACCATTCTATCCAAATACCAGGGCAGCCAATAATCATCCGCATCCATCCAAATAACAAACCTGCCTCGCGCAAATTCAAATCCTTTATTCCTCGCCGCAGATACACCCTCATTACCATTCATATTCACAACTTTCGCGTAAGGCGCACCCATGATGTCGGGACCCCACACCTCTCCGGTATCATTCACCACAATACATTCCCAATCAGGGTAACTCTGTGCCTGCACGCTGTCCAGTGCATCCAAGAGATACCTTTCATGCTTCGGTCCACAAGTCACAATCACGCTCACCACTGGATAAGCATAATCATGCACATACCAAAACTTGGTATTTGTTGGCTTTCCCTGTGCCCCAAAGGGGACCAGGGCAGGGTTCGGGTGCATCCCCGCATTCTCTCTAAACACATTTCTAGCCTCATCGAAACCATCAGCACCCATGCGCCACGGGAACCAAGCCGTCCAATCCGGTTCCCGGCCTTCCTTAGCCCATTCCTCAGCCCCCTTGCTATCACTTCTTTGCCTATGGAAAAAAGTCACAGCCTGCGTAAACTTCTTTGCTTTAAAACCAAGGCTCGTCACGCGGCACCAAAACTCCGCGTCCTCGTTTCTCTTCATCCTGTCTCTATACCCCCCAGATCGTTCCAGCACCTCCCTGCGCATCATAACGCACGAGGGTAGTTGATTCATATGCGCCATCTGTTCAAACCAGTTAAACGTCTCTGTTGGCCACCCAGAGCGTCTTGGGTTGCCTCTTTTATCAAGCAACCGGCTCCCATCCTCGTTCACCGTTTCTATATGTCCATATACAATATGCACATCCTGATCTTCATCCAGAGCCTTCGCTTCTAACTCAAGCGCATTATCAGCCAAAAAATCATCCGCATCTAAATGACGAATAAAACGTCCCTTAGATTTATAAAAACCATAATTTCTCGCCCCCGGCAACCCCAAATTATTAAGCGTTGGCAAATAACGAATTCTTTTATTATCTTTTCTAAAACCAGCCACAATTTTTTTTGTAGAATTCAGCTGCGCATCATCCACAACTAGGCACTCATAATCTCCCATTGTTTGCCTATTCACAGACTCAAGGCAATCCGGCAAATACTTATCCAGATTATAAGCCGTCACAATTACACTCACCCTGGGTCTCTTCAATTTATAATAATCACGATAAACCTTTTTCACCAGTTTGGCATACTGCTCAATCCTCTTCTCCCATCCCCAGCGCTTTTTTACATCTGCCATGCAATTTTTTGATAATATCTCCCTGTGTTGCAAGCACAGTCGGATGCACTCTGCCAACCCTTCAAAATCACCCGGGAAAGCAAGATACCCAGTTACACCCTGGATAATGATCTCGCTCTGACCGCCCCAATCCCATCCTGCCACCGGCACCCCGGCAGCCATCGCCTCCAGAGTCCCAATCCCAAAAGTCTCCCTTGCCGTACACAAATAGACTCCTGCATTTCCAACAACCTTCTTCATATCATCATAAGGCATTGGTTTTATAACGCGCACATTATCAGCTTCTCTACCAATAGTCGTCCTAAACTGAACGCTTGGCAAAAGCGCAGCCACCATCTGCATATCTTCTGGGTCGCTCACATAGTCAGCTCTAGCCTTATTCCAAAGTACATATCCCTCATTATTACCCGGCGTAAAATCCTCCATATCCACCCCATGATAAATCACCTCTGGATAAAACAAGCCGCCCCTGCGCATAGCTTTCGATACCCACTCAGAGGGCGCGGTATGAGCCACCGCCGCCGTCATCGCATCTGCAAGCCGTCCATTTACATCAAAGAAACCATCTCCCCATTGTTGTCTTGACCAATATAAACCATGATTCACGTTGATAATTGGCTTGCCACCGCACTTCGTCTGCATTGCCCCGTGAGCAATAATGATATCCGCGTCCCTCACATTGGATACATGTTTGACCCCAAACTGCGGGAAATACTTCAACATCCCCTCAGAAACGCGCCTGATACCACCTGTCTCGGTCGATCCTATAAAATCAGGGGAAATATGAACTTTGATTATCGTCATACAAACAACTCCGGGTACATGCTATAAATATTATCCTCGCAAATCGCATACTTTCTGGCAAGTTTTATATTATTTAAAATATGTTTTTCTCTGGATAAATAATCACGTTGATTGGTCATATACAGCGCAAGTTCAATATCTTTCAGATTCCAAACTTGAATAATGCCTTTTGTATCAAAAAATTTGTCCAGACCTGGTGTCCCCCAATAAATCGGCACTGTGCCAATACTTAAACAATCCACCAGTTTTTCAGTAAAATAATAAGGCGCACTTTCGCTTTCAATAATAATAGAATACTTATAAGAGGCTAACGCTTCGATTTTATTTGGAATACCTCTAAAAACGTCAATGCTATCTCCGAATTTATCTGCGATCTCATGCCGTAGTTTATGCCCTGGCATCGTATCCTTTTCAGAAAGCAGAATCGAAACCCATTCAGTTTTTTTCTTCAAATTTAGACCGAATTTATCAAACGATATCCACGAACCTCCGTATGGATACAACATTGGCCGCCATATTCCTTTATGAATAGCGCGAAAGAGTGGATAACTATGCACAAGAATTGTATCAAAGTCTTTTTCTAAAGCAATCTCATAATTCTCCGGGTGCAGTCCTCGCGGTTCCAACAACCACGCCACCTGCCCCTTCCCACGTGCGTACTTAATATCCCCGTCGGTCACAAACCTTGCATTTTGCGCATCCGCATACTCCCACTCAAAATGAGTCGGTCTCACCCCTATATTATCCCCCCCTATCGAAGCGGACTTCGTATGATCCAAAAACGTATGATCGCATATCGTTACTTTCTTGACCATCTCATCCTCATCTTCTCAATTTGTTCATCAGAATAAAAATGCTTCACATATTTCTTTTCATAGGTCCAGTTTATATAATCATCATAAAACTTTACCCATTCCACAAAATCAGCATAGAGATCCCCATAGCTTCGAGTATCTTCTGTTTTTGCCCTATAAGAAATATGAGGCTTTATCCCGAATAACGGCCACAAACAACCAAAAGACTCTTGCAGTTTTTCTGTCATTCTTTCGGTCTGGATCAACAAATATCTGCCTTCAATAATTGTCCATCCAAGCTCTTTGTCGAAATCATAATCATACACATCAATCCCAAACAAGGGTTTAAAAACATCATCAAACCAAAATATAGGGTCTCCACTACTTTTCATGGAAAGAAATTTGCGAAATATATCTTCATTAGAACAATCCTCATCTAAAAAGGATTTTCCATACTTCTCAAACATATAAGAAATATTTCGCGCAATCGGATCTCTCACCGGCGTTATCACTGCCTCATACTTACTCGTAGGAGAGATCACGCCCAGGTTATCAATAGATCCTCGCTCCGGCACCCTGCCAACATCACGCAAAGCCTGCATCACAGTAGAAGAACCAACCTTGTGCATCGTAAAAACAAGTGCTAAATTATTCATAGTATTTCTTGTTTCCATTAAACCATTGCCCTTTTGGTTCATCTAATCCGCAAAAAGAATCAAATAGCCATTTTCTATACCCGGCGTTACTAACAAAGGCTTCATAACTCACAAGAGCAGAAATAGGTAAAATATTAGCAATATGCAAAAGTGCCTGTCCATATTCATCCCAAACGCGCTTAAAGCCTCTCTCCGGTTCTCTGCCAAGTATAGATTGTCTCGAAGCGTTTGCATCCCTAAGAATCACAAAAAACTTGCAATCATACCCGGCATGCATATACGGAAGATAAAGAGCCTTCGGATTGATAAACTCTCCAGCGCAAGGGAGGCTCAGCCTGGCTACCACTTTCTTGCGAAAATTATTCGGAACATATTCGCGTAGCTTATCATCATAAAAACATCCCGCAGAAACAAACGCCTCTGCCAGCATATAAGTACCGCTCCCCTCAGGTCCAAATACAAAAAAAGCCTTTTTCATTTCAACCATTCAATAGTCTTTTTCATACCATCTTCCATCTTCATATTGGCTTTCCATCCCGCTTTTTTCAGTGCCGAAGACACATCCATCTTAACATTCCGTTTATCTATCCTTCTTTTGTCGAATTCCCATGGATAGCCCTCTATATCAAAAATACCCTCAAGCATCTTCGCTATTTCTAAAATAGAATAACTCTTGCCACTGGCAATGTTATAAATATTTTTATCTCTTGCCATTGTCAATGCCCCCATCCACACAGCCACAGCCACATCTTTTACATAAACATAATCCCGTTTTTGCTTTCCATCCCCAAAGATATGAAAACTATCTCCGCATATAAGATGCCTGGTCATCTTCGCAATCACCTGGTTATCCCCTATCGGCACCTGTCTTGGACCATAAACATTCCCAAATCGCAAAACACTGCTCGATATTTTAGATAAACGCACATACATCTCCCCGCTCAGTTTTGAAATCCCATATTCATTATTTGGCACAAGTGGCGTCTTCTCGCTTATCTTTTTTCTGCCCTCTTCATAAACAGCACTTGTCGAGGCATATACAAATCGCTTCACGTCATACTTCTCAGCCATTTGCAACAGATTCAATGTGCCAATCCCATTCACTCTCAAATCAAGCAGCGGATCATTCTGTGCCGTAGTAATCGCCGCCTGTGCCGCCAAATGAATCACATAATCTGGTTTAAAAGTGACAAATATTGTCCCCAAGTTTGACATCAAAGAAATATCATGGTCTATGATAGTCACGTTTTTCTTTTCACTCAAATGCTGTATATTTGCCATTTTGCCAGTGCTGAAATTGTCCAATATAAGGATATCATGTTGATGTTTGTTAAGGAGCTCTACTACATGGCTCCCAATAAAACCTGCCCCACCCGTAACTAAAAACTTAGCCATTGCGTATCCCTTTTCTAATGATCATTTCTTTGAAATAAGTATCAGACCACTCATGGTCTCTGCTAATATAAATAGTATTTAAAGCTAAATCTATGCGCGATGAACTAGCAGCTTCGTGATCTGAACCCACAAAACGGGTATCATATCCAGAGCTCTCAAGTAATACCGTCAGCTCTTCTTCAGTTTTATAAACAAAAACTTCATCCACATCCTTCATTGAGAGTAAAATTTCCTTTCGCTCTTCAATCTCAAATACTCTCCCCACTTTATCGTGCAACAAAATGGTCAAATGATGGCAACGCTTTTTCGCCTCCTTGAATATTCGCACATACCCAACGTGCATCACATCAAATGCCCCCGCAATCACGCCTTTTTGATATTCCTTCCAGCCGAAAGGTTTATGCTTAGGCCACAACCCAATCGCTATCAAGCGTTTACACATAGAATCGGCTGCGAA